GTGGTTATGGTCCTCCAGGAGGTTCTGGCGGTGGATTCCCAGGATCAGTTAATGGGACACTAGCTGGTGCAGGTGGTGCAGGACAATCTCCTGTGAACGCAAGAGGAAATGGATTTAGAGGAGCTGTGTATATTTCATATCCTTAATTTCTATAAAGAGTTCAATGAAGGGTCTCTATAAAGTTGCAAAGAATCTAATAGATCCCATAGAAGCATCTGTACTCGCCGATAAGATAAAAAAATGCGAATATCTCCGACCATGTGAACAGGTTAAAGATAGCTTGTCAATCTACACATTCCCACCGTGTAATATCATACTTGGTTCACTGTGTGAGAAGATTTCAAAGAGTATAGGTAAACAACTGAAACCCGCCTATTCATTTGCTCGAGTCTATCGAAAAGGTAATGTATTACCACCACATAAAGACAGAGCTTCATGTGAATATTCCGTCACAATCAATTTGAAACAGTCACAACCATGGGCGATTTACATGGGTAAGAAACCTGTAATTCAAAACGTGGGTGATGGTGTGATATATAAAGGATGTGAAATAGAACATTCACGAAAAGAATTTGAAGGAGAAGAATATGTCCAACTGTTTTTACATTACGTTGATAGTGAGGGTCCTAACTCTGAATATTCATTCGATATGCACAACATTCAAGAAAAAACTGTCACGTGTATATTTGCGCGTCCTAATTCTCACTTAACTGAATTTATAACAATGTCTAATGCATTAACGAGTGAAGAATGTTCTAATCTAACTAATCATAAGTTTGAAATGACGGATGCATTCACTGGTGATTGTCTAATCACACCTAAGGTGCGTAAATCCAAGATTTTCTGGATCCCTATGATAGAATCTTGGAAAACTCTGTATGAACGAGTCATGGTGCATGTAGGAGAGTGTAACGATAAGATATTTAAGTTTGATATAACTAGAATGGCTGAAAACTTGCAGTACACAGAATACGAGGAATGTTATCAGGGTCACTATAGTTGGCATTACGATGTGGGTTGTAACGAAATAGATTCGGGTAGAAAATTAAGTGTAGTTGTGCAACTCTCCGATCCGTCAGAATATGAAGGAGGTGAACTTCATATTATATGCGGGGATGATAAAGAGTATAACATAGCACCAAAGGAAAAGGGGACTATGATTGTATTCCCTAGTTATTTAAGACATCGTGTTACACCAGTCACTAAAGGAAAGCGTTGTAGTTTAGTTACATGGATAAATGGCCCACCGTTTAGATAAGAGAGTTATATAACGTCTCTAGGGTTGTTAGGGTAGTGGTATCAGATGATAGCATCACCAAGAAACTGTTTTCTGCTGAATTGTAAGCATCCTCTAGTTCTGTGTTCCCAGGATTGTTCTCTATATAAACACTTACGCGACTTAACAGGTCTGTCCAATATGTATACTGCGTTTCGGACATACCATCTGGGCGAGCTGGTGGTGGTATTATCAATGTGTTAGAAGAGCTCACTGTAGGTACAATCTCTGGGTCAAAAACATCAGTGGATCCGGGATATAGTACTTTAAGCTTATCATATAATATCACGTAGACACCGGAAGAAATATTAGAAGTTTCGACCTGGATAGCGATCCTAATGTTCGTCTCGTGACGTTTCGTCGAGTCCTTGTATATTCTATAGTTAGTATTGATTATGAAGATATTAGAACCGAGCACTGGATAAATAGATATCTGTTCTCCTGTAAAACTCATATATACATTACTTAGAGTGAGGCCCATTGGTATAGTTGCATCTGGTACTAGGATCCCCATTACTGATACTCAAGAAGTTTTTCCAGTCTCTCAAGTCGCAACTCAAGAGCTTCGCGTTTCGCCTTTTCTTCTTTGAGTGCACCTATCAGGAGTGGTACAAATCTTTCATACTTGAGTGTATGTATATCTTCTTTCGTATCTGGATCTTGGACAATCTTATGAGCAAGTGGAAATACCTCGACAGCTTCTTGAGCTATCATACCTACATCGCGTTTTCCTCGCTTCGTTTTATTTCTTATATCTTGCTTCCATGTAAACTCAACTGGTCTAAGCTCCTGGATCTTATCTAGACACTTATCAATGTTGACAACGTCTTCCTTAAGACGCGCATCAGAAAAATTGTTAAAAGCTGTAACATCACCGGCTACAAACAAACCTGAACCAGCATTAAGTCTCATACGTGTGACAACTGAATCTGTAGCTAATGTTGAATTAACATCTCGCCATGACATTCGACAATCATCTCCATCATCATGAAAGTCTAGAGCAAGCTCGTAAGCGTTGGTTGTTCCTATCTGTCGCATATATGCCCAATCACTTCCAGAACCACCATCGTTAAGTGCAATGTACGTATTAGTTCTCTGTGCAGTTTCCGATGCTCCATCCCAACTTGGAGCAGATGTTGCTGCCAATATATAAAGAGGGCTCACACTCGTCGATGGGTTACCAGAGAGACTCCCTGCAGAACCTGTTGTGTTCTGGTTTAGAGTAGGAATATCTGCCGAGACTAGTGTTCTGAATAATGGAGCACCTGCAGCTCCAGAACTAGGTCCAGCAAAAACATTATTTATAGCTACAGAAGAACTACCACCGGTACCTCCATTTGCAATTGGTAATACACCCGTTACATCAGTACTCAAAGTAACTTGAGCGAGCGAGATATTTGTTCCATCACCTCGTAGAACACGGGCAGTTGTTGTAGCACCGGCGAGTGCATTAAGAGCAGCCTGCCGTTCTGTCTGACCAGTACCCCCATTTGTAATTGGAAGCGTACCCGTTACATCAGTACTCAAAGTAACTTGAGCGAGCGAGATATTTGTTCCATCACCTCGCAGAACACGGGCAGTTGTTGTAGCTCCGGCAAGTGCGTTAAGAGCAGCCTGCCGTTCTGTCTGACCAGTACCTCCATTTGCTATTGAAACAGCTGTTGAGACAGTCAGAGAAGTTCCAGAAATCGTGTTCGATCCGACAATAGCGCCAACATGAGAAGTACCCAAGATTGCTGTACCAGATATAACTCCACTGGATGTTACAGAAGAACAAGCAATAGCATTCGAACCAACGATAGGGCCAACATGAGAAGTACCCAAGATTGCAGTACCAGATACAGCCCCACTAGATGTTACAGAAGAACAAGCAATGGCATTCGATCCAACAATAGGGCCAACATGAGAAGTACCCAAGATTGCCGTACCAGATACAGCCCCAGTGGATGTTACAGAAGAACACCCTATAGTATTTGCACCCGAAAGTGCTCCATAAAGAGTTCCTATTACAGATGTTGCTGTGACTGTTGTAGTTGAGATGGTATTAGAGCCAACAATAGGGCCGATGAGAGATGTCCCTGATATTGCAGTTCCAGATATTGTTGTGGCTGAAATAGTATTACTACCGGTTAACGGCCCAACGAGAGGATTACCACTCACCTGCTGAGAACCTACGATAGATGTGCAAGTAATTGAATTCGAACCTGATATGATTCCGTAAATCTCCGAACCCCATATCTTACCAGATGAATTCACGCTCGATGCTGAAATCGTGTTCGATCCGACAATAGGGCCAACATGAGAAGTACCCAAGATTGTAGTGCCAGAGATTGTTGTTGCTGAGATGGTGTTAGTACCAGCTAATGGTCCAGCGAGGGTTCCTGAGATGGTTGTCCGTGAGATGGTTGCTGGAAGATCACTATTCTGAATGACTGCCATGGATACGTTTGTCCCGTCACCTCTCAGGAATGACCCGGATGTCACAGAACCTGCCAGAGCATTGATGGCACCCTGCTGAGTTGCTGAGCTGGTTCCACCACTTGATATAGCCAGAGCCGTCCCGAGAGTCATGTCGGTTGTGATTCTTGCGTTACCAGTCACATCAAGCGTATAGGCTGGAGCAGCCTGCTTCACACCAAGTCTTCCATTTGAATTGTTCCAGAAGAGGTCGGCGGGGAGTGTGGCGGCTGAAAGCTGACTGGCGGTCAGGTATACAACACCTCCCGCACTTCCGGTAGGTGCGGGCCCGGTTGGTCCCGTCCATCCAATTGCTCCTCGCTGACCAGAAAGCCCAAAAGTCCATTGCCCAGTTGCACTCGCCGTTGTTGTGAAATCAACCTGGACAGTGTAATTGAGTCCGGCGATATTCGTAATGATGCCATCGAAGTAGGTTGATGTGTTGATTGCGACTCGCACAGTCTGATTGACAAAGAATGCCGATTGCAGGTTGGTCAGAAGGGTAACTATGACACTTCCACCAACGATGGGTGAAATAGAAGTACCTGCAGCCGTCTGGTATGGTCCGTATCCAGGTCCAGTGAAACCGGTGGGCCCAGTTATGCCTGTTGGTCCTGTGGTTCCCTGAGGTCCTGTAGGTCCTGTTGGGATGCCAGTCAGCTGACTAGCTGAGCCGACGAATGTACCGTAAAAGGATGACGCTGTGACGTTACTCAGGCCAGCTATATTCTTCCCGCCGTAGTAGAGCGTCTCGCTCATTTACTATAACTAAGGAAATCTTCACCATGTATATACATGGAGGACAACTTTATGGATGCTGTGAATGATATCATTTTACCCGTGATGGAGTCTGCTACCGTCCTGGCTGCTCATTATTGCAAGGCGTGTGGCCGTAACACTGTGACGGACAAGGATGTGGAGTATGGCCTCAAGTTTGCCATCCGCCATGTCACAGGCAAACAGCTTGGAAGTCTGTACCCTGAGATTTACGAAGACTCGGAGTCAGACGAGGAGCTGGAGGTGGTGGATGACTCGGATCAGCCATTTACGAGATATGAAGGAACGGAGGACCTTTACTCGAAGATGAACGAGTGCTTCGACACTTGGAGTTTGTGGGTCCCGGAGACACCAGCAGAACGCTTGCTAAAAAATAGTGCAGACAAAGTAGGGAATGAATGAAGAAATAGAAGGCTACACAGGGAATAATTACAAAAAGTGGATTCCTGAAGATGTTACAGGATATGACTATAGGATGTACTGTGAATGGGAACCTGAGGATGAGGAGGAGCCACAGCCATCAACCAAGACCTTTACAAAAATCATCCAGGAAGAGGAACCTTTTGACTGACTTTTTTCTATGTAGATACTAAATGTCCGCCGAGTCTTATTCCCTGCCCAAGCTGCCACCCGCAGTCATGGACTTTGCCTCGCAGGTTGAGTCCCAGTCCCTCAATGCAGTTGTTGCCGGCTTTGCATTCGCCAGCGCAATTGCATGGATGGATGTGGTTCGTTACCTGATCTCCATGATGATCAGCGTGAACAAGAACAACCCCAACTACTACGTGCTGAGTGCTCTGTTCACCACCATCCTGGCAATCCTGGTGTACCAGGTGACCAAGCGCGTGTCTCGCGCAAGCATTGCTCAGCCAGGCCCAGCTGTGTACGCAGTGACCCGCGGTTAGGTTTAGAGTTTGTTATAATAAGGGCTTAGTGCCACACACGGGGGAGTCTGCGCATGCAGATTCATTACCATCACCCCACCTGTCGCAGTCTGTGGCGAGAAGACAACTCGCCCACACGGAGTTGTGACAGGTGCAATATAACCAGGATTACAGGCTACGCTGTAATTCAGTCCAGAGTAAATGTCAAAAACAGTCACAGAGGCTCCATTTGTGGACATGACCACCTTTCCGTTTCCGGCAAAACATCCCCATGCCGATCCTGCTATAGAGGGACCTTCGATGCCAAGTGCACCAGCTATGTAATATGAGTAATTCGAAATGTTAGGAATGATGAATGTTCGTCCAGTCGGTAGGTATACACCACCTCTAAAAAAGCCAGGTCCAGTTGCTAAACCCTGAACGGATTGTAGACTATTGAATGCATCCGCATCGTATCTGTATATGTACGCGAAGATATCCTCATCGGGAATCAGAAGAACTGTACCGTCAGGTCTTAGAACGCAACCGTTGAATGATCCTATTCCTACACCTATAAACTTTTGCTCCACCCCAACATCCGCATACGGATTCAGCTCATGAAGAATAGAGCCGAGTTGATTCGGTATGCACAGGACATTGCCATTTGGCAATAGGCATCCTCCTAGAAATCGGCCCGGGAGAGGTGACTGGCGCTTTCTCAGAATATTGGTGTTTGGATCGTACATGCACAAGAACGCATTGCTGTATGGAAGAAAAACTACATTGCTATCAGCCGTGAGAACACCCCCACGCCACCCACCACCGAGTGACGATATTCCATCGCCATTTGGAATGATGTTCGAAAAGGTGTTAGTTTGGATATTGAAGAAGCCAATCGATGTGGCTGTGTCCGGTACAAAGCATACTCTGCCATCTGGCAAGAGGACGCTGCCGTACCAACCCGTTTGCCCGTTTGTAGAGTAGTAGGATATGGGGCTGTTGGTGGTGGGAGTCGACCACCACATCTGCTGAGAATATGCATTGCTAAAGTTTTGAGTTATAGACTGGTTGATATACACAGAGTTGCTCGCGCCAGGTCGGAGGAAGACACCAGAACGAGACAAGTCAGTTCCGTAGCTCACATTTGTCTGAGTACTGATCGTGTTTGAATAGCACAATACCTGCCCAACTATATTCGACGCTGCTATGAAGCTGGTGGTGGCAATGTTATTCTGGAATGATTTGATGTTTCCAGAGAGTGATCCAACAATCAGGGTCTGCGTAAATACATTTGTGCAGAACACTGCACCTATAAAGTTGGCGCTAAATGTCGACACATCTCCATTGACTGTTATAGTATTTGATCCTGATATACCTCCTATGAGCTGAGGACTTATCATATCCCCGTTTGTTCTTACATAGCCTGTACTTGTCACACCCCCATAAAACCCCGAAGCTCTGAAGAGCCCCAGAGTTTCCATGTTATTCGACCCAAACACGTTGCCGATGAGTGTTCCAGAGTAAAGAGTCTGATCTATGGTGATGTTGTTAGAATAGGCAGTGACACCACCTATGAGGTTTGAAGCGATACAAGTCGATTGTGTTACGAGTGGACCACTTCCCAGATTGATGTCACCTACAAAATTCTGAGCAATGGCTTTCGAACCCGTCTGAACAGTATTCGCGTAAGACACAACTGGACCAATTATATTACTGGTGATCAGATTGGCTGAGAATGATCTGTCAGCTATGAGATTCAGAGCCGTCAGGCTCGAAGCCCAGACATTCGTGACTGAGATGTTGTTGGTGAATGTGTTGAGAGCTCCGTTAAACTCTCGCGCTGTTGTGCTTCCACCAACCGACACATTATTCGCAAAGGCGCGGACGGCACCGAACAGGGTTGTTCCTGTCAGGGTACTGTTAGTAGATAGAGTATTAGCTCCAAGAACTGCACCTCTCAGACTCGTCGAACCAGTCACAGTCCCTGTTGTCACAATGGTATTGGTGGTTGAGAAACTACCCAGAAATGTTGCAGCTGTAAGGGTGCTTGTACTAGTAATAGTGTTTGTAAACGTATTTACTATTCCTAGGACATTACCACCCGTGATAGTAGTTGACGTGATTGAATTGGTGTAGCTTGTCAGAGGTCCACCTACAATGTTGCTAGCTGTGATGATATTACCAGATACCGAATTGGTATAGGGTGTAAAGTTTCCAACGAATAAGCCTACATCCATCCCCGATGCTATTGATGTAATCATGTTACTGGTTGCTTGGGTGTACAGGGTATTGCAGGTTATTTGAGTGCTTGTTGCGACCGAGTTAGATCCAACTAGAGGTCCGAGTGTCAGAGTGGAAGCAACTATATTACCACTTATTACGTTAGATCCTGTTATTCCAGATGTTATATATGTCCCAGTTGAGACGTTGACAGTGAGTATATTGTTTGCGTACGTGTTTACTGCACCCACCATAAGGACTGAAAAAGCGTTTGATTGAGTTTGTGCATTTGAAACTATAAAAGTACTTCCTCTCAGACCACCCGCTATCAGAGTCCCTCCGACAAACAGATTACCTGTCGACATAATGTTGGCGTAAGGCTGCAGGGTTCCGATGAAATTGACGAAATTGATGTTTGAGCATGCGATCGAGTTGGTGTAGGCGAATAAGTTTGCACCTGTGATGTTTGATGTGAGTAACAGATTAGACCCTCGGATAAGTGACGGGGAGGTAAATCTCATACTGAGAAAGTTCAGGTTTGTGGTGGGAATATCTAAGTTGTCAATACCACCGATATATCCAGGAGAGTTCATCAGAACATTTGAAAAGCCTGGCACGAGAACGTTTGCTTTCTCAGTCAGAAACCCTACTGACCCATCAAGGTATCTCGCCTTGTAAACCTGAGTGTAAGGCATTCTACTATTACAATTTGTTTAAATACGGGCTAAGAGCTGCTGTAGCAGTCACGGGTGTCTGACCAATCAGAAGACCTGTACCGATTATTGACCCGTTTGGCACGAGGAGCCCGCGACCATCCTGGAGAGGCACGGCGCCTGAATAAGACCCACCAAGAGGAACAGGTGTCAGGGTGTCAGTATACGGGTCAAATACTGCACCTGTACTTTGCGTTGTGCCAAACAGAATCTTACCGTTACCGAGTGGGCACGCGGTTGACAAATTTGAACCTATTGATGTAGCCACGGAGAATGAACCGCTCTGGCTAATTTTACCAACCGCAATGGCATTTGATCCAGGAGCGAGTATAATCTCACCCGTCGATGCGAAGCAAGCCCCGGAGTACTTGAGAGTGCCTGTGGTGTATCCAGACACGTTACTGACTGAACGAGTCCTATAGTCATAGATCATGGCGTTGCCACTTGCTGGCGCAAGTACAACCTTACCATTGGGGAGAAGACAGCCGCCAAAGCAGTATGGAGCAGCCCCAGCTGATCCGTGAGATATGTTCAGTGTCGCAGTGGGAGATTGCTTTGTGGGGTCAATCTCAACTATGAATGTATTTGATGAAGGGACGCACATAACGTTACCATTTGGCAACAGGACACCACCATTGAAACCAGTTGTATTCTGGCCAAGAGACATGATGTTCTTATATGGATCATAGATTCCCACATACGCATTCGTGCTTGGTATGCACACAACATTTCCGTTTGGTAGTAGGACACCGCCAACCCACTTGTTTGTCCCAGGGGTGATGAAATTGCTGCCAGTCTGATAGAGCTGGAACATCTCCGTGTCGCTCAGAGCTCTCTTGTAGATTCTAAACTCGTCATACCCCTGATTCCCAGACTCTCCTTGGTCAGGATTGATGGTGTTGAAGTTGAGACACAGATTGCTAGAAGCGTTGGTAAACTTGAAGTTGACTGCGTCATTCGCGATCGATGTCCTAGTATCTTGGAGAATACCGTTGATGAATAGCTTAGAGGTGCCAGAACTGAACGTCAGACCTATGTGATACCACTCGTTCTTGGTAAAGGTTGTAACCACATTCGAGATGATGTTGGAGTTGCTGTAGGTTGGCGGCAGATAGTACAGAGTTTGGAGATATTGAGATCCGGACGAGTTTGACCCATAGTACATGATCATCGATCGTGTATTCGTCAGAGTTGCCGTGTTAGAGAATGCAAATACGCACTTTTGGCGAGAGTTTGGTGGGAGGTTGTCAGCATCCTTGAACCAGAATGCTATTGATGCATTGTTCCCCGTACCAATATCAAGCTGCTGGCCAGAGGATATTTGGTGAGTTATATAGTTGTAGTATGGACTCTGATAGCCAGATGGGCTAAACTGGAAAAGTTCAATCACTTCAGCTGCTGTGAATACGCGATTCTTGTATACACGCAAATCATCAAACTGACCGTTGAATGAATGTCCATTATACTGACCCGAACGGCCTAGCCACACATTTGCTGTAGTGAAATCGTTAAGGAATGCAACGGAGGTTCCGACCGAATTGATGTAAAGAGTCATCAGTTTGCTTGCACCCCCAGAGCATGTCAGGCAGATGTGGTGCCAAGTGACTGGAGTTGGGTTATAGCCTGTACTGATTGATATGATATTTGAAGCTGGGGTCGGGGATCCATTCTGCCCATATAGGCCTACTGCATTTCCAACGTCTGGACCCTCACCTATATCAAAGTACATGGGACTTGCATCCGTGCTCGTCATGCCAAGGAACGCTCCATATCCAGATGTATGCTTCTGAGTGATATAAGCCCAGAATGATATAGTGAATCCACCGACAGATCCAATGTTCAGAGATGTGAGAGAATAGTTTATATTATTGGAGCTTGCGTCAGTTGCAATATCGTTGACAACCTGAATATTCTGCACAAACTTTTGAGGAGTGAATGGGATGCTCCCAGTTATGGTTGGAGTTTTTCCACCAATGACATCTATATAGACACCGTCAAATGGTGTGTAGAAGGAAAGGCCTGCATCTAGTGTGTATGGTGGGCTCGAAAGGTACAAGGCTCTGTCAATCTTCCCAGACTGATAAAGAGCTGAAGTTGCACCAGTATATGGGACTGTTGTGTTGTATAGATCTAGAACCTGTGAATCAGATAATGGTTGACCATAGGCTCTGAAATCATCAATCTCACCGTTGTACGCCTGACCAGCAATCTGCATAGTTGGAGTAAACGAACTCATAAGACTTGTGTATGCTCTAGTAACCCCCAGCTGGACTCCATTGAAGTAAACTTTCATAGTACCAGACGATCCTGTTGCTCGACTGACAACTATGGCTGCATGATACCATGTACCAATCGTCAGGGCTGCGCGAGTACCAGTAATCTCAAAGTTTGGTCCAGTGCTCGTGGCGGCGTATCTAGCCACTACAGCTGTTCCGTATATTGAGTGCTGTTGTGCGTAAAAGAGCTCTATTCGGCCATTTGTGCCAGTTGTATCTCCAAATCTGAATATGGTTTCTAAGATTGAATTATTAAGACCTGCAGGAGCAGTCTGGATTTTGAACCAGCATGCGACAGTATAACCTGTGAATGTGACTGATGTAATTGAGGGTGAAAGTGTATATGTTGCGTATACGGTTGCTGGAGCAGCTGCAGTTACTGTATTGGTAAAGATGGCACTCTGAACAAACTTGGGTGTTACTGTATTATATCCAATCGTACCGGTCACAGTCGGTACTATACCGCCAAATATATCGTTAGGAGACCCGTTGAACGGCACCACCATCTTCAGATTAAGGAGTGGTGGACCAGTCACAACACCAGTCGACAATAAACCATAATTTACAGTTGCGTCACCGTTGTACTTGATGAGCGCCGCAATGTTGGCAAGTGAAACTGCATTCATTTGCGGTGTAAGCTCAGAGAAGATGCCAAACTTTGGATTGTAGCAGCCAAAGCGATCAGTATCCTTTGGTATGAACAAGACACGCTCATCAGGGAGTGTCACTCCGCCAGACCATCCATTTGACGATGGTTCAAATTTAACCTTGGGAGTTGCTGATGAAGTGGACCAAAAGCCTCCAAAAGAGTTGACATTCGAGATGTAGTGCGACAAAGACCTGCCTATAGTTGACGCGTTACTCGTGTCTGGGAGCATGAATATACCCATGTCAGTCTGGTCGAATGCATATGTCAGGGTATTCTGAGTAAAAATGACATTGTTGTAGGCGAGTATACCACCATACATGTCCGTTGCTATAATGTTAGCCTGTGTCGAGAGGACGCCAGTAGTGTTGTTGATTGGTCCGATCGAAACTGATGAAAAGATGGCTTCTGAAAAGACGTTGACTGCTATGAATCGACCAGTGTATATATTAGCAAAAAGATTTGAAGCGGTGATGGTATTCGTGAAACAGTTCATTGGACCAATGACGTTTCCATTTGCAAAAAGAGAAGTCGACGCAATGGTGTTGGTGTAGACGAGCAACTGACCTTCGACCGTCCCGGCCACAACAGATTTCACGCTAAAACTATTTGTATACCCCTGGACATCTGCAGAATATATGCGAGTCCCGACGAAGATGTTACCTGAAGTTGCAGACATGGTATTGCTAAAGAGCTGCAGAGCACCCTGAAATTGTGGAGCGGAGATGGTACCAGTTGTAATCACATTCGATGCAGACTCTGCTCGTCCGATGAGTTCAACCGCATTGAAATTGGCAACCGATATGGTATTTGACCCAATAATCCGACCCACTATGTTGGATGATGAGACGTTATCCACAATCATATTTCCTGCCGAAACGTTGCCGTAGAAGCTCTGACTTGTGACGCTCCCGGTCGACAGAGTCACATTGTTTGAGCCACAGTTCATAGTGCCAAACATAGGAGACGATAGTGTGGCCATAGTGAGCAGGTTGGATCCAGCTTTCAGTTCGAGTGCGTTGATGTTCTGCGCAAACACATTTGTGGCATTCACATCGAGTCCTGAGTTGGTCAGAGCTCCTACAAACAGAGTTGCTGCAAAATTACCATTTGCATTTATATTGTTGGCGTGTGCAGTAACAGCCCCAAAAGATTCACCACTGGTTGATACACCACCCTGAGACGTCACTGTATTTGACCCTATAATGCCACCGATAAAGTTGTTCGCGAAAATCTTACCCCCCGATACAACATTATTAGATCCAACTCGAGCATTCGCAACCGCCAACTGGCCAGTCAGACCATTGGTTGTTGTTATGCCGTTCGATCCTGCATTAAACTCTCCACGCATCGGACCCCTGGAGAATCCAACTGTGAATGTGTTGGCATATCCATCTACAAAGAAGCTTCTCACTTCACCAGCCGTCAAGTTGTTGCCGCGAAGATTACCATTGAACACGAATGCTCCGTAGGCTGAGCCAAAAGCACCCGAGCCTGAGAATGCAGCATTATTAGACCCTATTCTACCATCACCAATCATAGTCTGGCAGGTGATCTGGGTTGTCTGGATCAGATTCTGATAGGCGAAAACATTCGTAGTGATGGTGCCAGCCAGGAAATTACCAGCCACAATCATGTTATTCGCGTAAAGAGTGACGTTACTGATCAGATTGTTTGTATTCACATTCTGGCTGATGATGATATCAGCGCTTGATGTGAGCAAATTGGTTCCTGTATTCACATTGTTACTGATGACGAATGTACCAGTCAGATTGGCAGTTGTGAATGCGGAATCGAGGTTGAGGGTTGCCCCAGTGATGTTGCTCGAGTACACACAAGAATTGAGCATGGATGTCACTGACTGGATTGCTACTGCATTTCCACCAGCATCAATCTTACCTGAAGTCATGTAGACACCGAACCGACCAAGCTCGTTCGTGAATATACTATCCGATACTCTCATTGCTCCTGGAATCAAAATGGGATACACCGACCCACTGTACACTTCTGGAAAGTATCCAACTCCCGATGTGTACAATGTATTGCTCCATTCTTGTGAATATCGTGCCGAATATGGCATCCTGTTATTAGAACTTATTAAAGTACGAGCTCGTGCTCAGGTGCTCGTTCAGCTGAGTCACCCCACTGACCAATGCAACACCAAACAACGATGTTTGGGGTGCGAGGATTGCTCTCCCATCTGGGAGTGCTGTAATCCCACCATAACCAGACTCTATCGAAATGTTTGTAAGAGTGTCCGAGTAGATATCATACACCCCGATGTTCGTCCCAGATCCTGGACCAAACAAAACCTTGCCATGCCCGAGGAGGCATCCATTCTGGTACGAGCCATTACCAACCACTGTACTCACCGCGTTTGAATACACTCCATTTGGTGACACCTGAGCTAGTGGGTAGCCACTCGCCTTGGGAACACACAGAACATTGCCAGTTGGGAGAAGAACAGAGCCTGCATGCTTCTCGAAAAAGTTGTTGATGAGATCGGTAGACTTGGCCGGAAAGGTTTGACGATAGTCATACAGTACGAAATTACCACTGTAAGGTGCGCAAATGACATTTCCATTGGGTAGCAGAGTACCAGAGAACTGGAATGGTGGATTACCTGGACCACCAATCACCGAATTACGCAGAGCTCTGGAAGGATTGCTGGGATCAAATTCTGTAAAGCTGAAAGTGTTGTATGGTATGCAGACAACGTTACCATTTGGAAGAAGGACACCGCCACGAAATGCGTCAGCTGTTGTGATGAAAGGACCGAGACTGATGGTGTTCAAATAAGGGTTGTACATGCCTATGTAACTGTTACTTCCAGGAATGAATGCAATGTTGCTATTGGGGAGAAGAACACCAGAGTTCCAGCCCCATCCCGCTGCAGATGCTGTCAGGCCAGTTGGAAGAACATTCGAAAAGATGTTGGTTTTAGTGTCAAATATGCCTATACTCCTTGATGTGCTCGGCACAAGCACAACTCTACCATCAGGCATGAGAACAGATGAAGAGTACCCAGTCTGACCTTGGGTGTACACATATGAGACTGTTGGTGAAGTTGTGGTGGACCACCAGGGCTGCCGAGACACTACATTCGAATAGTAGTGCGAGATGGAGGTTAAAATAGGGGCTGCATTTGAATAACTTGCTACATTCCCATAGTTGGACTTGAGCATATTCTTCCCATACGATATGCCGCCATCGTTCACAATTGAATTCTGATAGGCGGTGACTCGAGCGAATATGAGATTTCCACTCAAACCTCCAGTTGAGACGATGCTGTTGCCGAATGTCTGGACAGCACCAGTATAGTTGCCGGATATGGTACCCTGAACAAAGATGGTTCCATTCGATGCCAGAGTGAAGAGGTTGGAAATACCAGAGACTGTAATGTTTGCATTACTCTCTATCGGACCATTTCCATTGTACTTGCCAAAGAAGGTTCCGGTGATGAGACCCTGTGTAGAGATGTTGTTGGCAAATGTGTTGATGCTACCCTGGATTCCTTGCTGTGTGAGAACCGAGCCACTAGTAATAATACTGTTCGAGCCAGCATCGACCAGCCCTATAAAGTTTTTTGCAATTACAGAGCCGGATGAAAAGATGTCAATTCCAGTTGTGGCGACTGGACCGACAAAGCTTCCAGAGACTCGTGTAACAGTGACAGTGTTTGTAAATGTATTCATAGACCCAGCGGTTATGTTCGAGGAGGTGACTATGGTGGCTGGTATGATGTTTGCATATGTGACAATGGTACCATTCAGCGCGTTTGATACAACCGAGTCTGTCAGAGTCACGGTATTCGAACCTATCAGTCTCCCCAAGAGGTTGCCACCCGAACTTGTAAGAGTACCAGATGTGATGACATTCAAGCCGGTGAAGGATCCTATAAGGGTTGTGGCGGTGACATTGCCTGAAGTTGTAATCTGATCGTTGAAAGACATGGTTGCGACGAAAACCTGGCTGGCGGTGAGTAAACCAGTCGCGATTGAATTTGCGTACGATCTAATTTCTCCTATCAATCCTGTATTGGATGATATCTGAGCGCCGGACAGATTGTTTGTATAGGCTGTCAGTGAGTTGGCCGATACTGAACCAGTGACGGTGGATGCGAAAATAGGAACTGAAGAGGTCATCTTGCCCACATACTCATTGGTAATGAATTGACCGCTTCCAAGAATATCACCCCTGAAGGCTCCTATGTAGCCTAGGCCTGTAGTTATGTCACCCGAAGTGGTGATGTTGTTTGAGAATCCAGTCATACTCCCGGCAAGTGTACCGGCATTGACCACCGCAGTCCTGAAGGGTGAGACATTCGACCCAAATATTGTAATATCACCCACCGACTGGTTGAAGGTTGCACTTTGTGCTGTGGCTTGTATCGTGTTTGATCCTGCGAGTACATTTCCCGTCACTTGACCCGTTACAGTCACTGTACCAGTTGTGAGTACATTACCAATGAGATTCGTACCGACCGTGAGTGTGGACAGAGCCGTCAGGGATGCAAGAGTAGACACAGACTGGCCAGTCACCGTTCCTATGTATGTCCCTGTATAGATGTTTGCGGCTGAAATGAGATTGGTGTATGCATTTGCCCGCGTGGCAATTGAAACAAGTGCAATGATGTTACCGGTGGTGATGACGTTTGTGCTCACATTGATGCTGTTCAGAGACAAAACCTGACCAATGATGTTGCCTCCGACGATTTCCGAACAGTTGATTATGTTACCAGTAAATCCTCCGTAAAAGTTAGTCTGACTGGGGGGCGCTGTCATGGTCATATTGCCTGTGGTGATGATCGAATTACCAGTCGATGTAAAGTTTGTGACTGTGATTGGGGATGATTTCAAAAGTGAGCCACCCAGAAAGTTGGTCAGGGGTGCAGCTTGCGACGAGTACACATTTGACCGTACCACCAGCTCAGTGACACCTATTCCATATCCTATGCTGTATGTTGCCGAATATGGCATGCCTACTGTACTGTTACATTATTCTTGAAGAATACCACCTTGATACCCATTCCCAAAAGAGCTATAATCACGAGATATAGGAAGATGCGAGGAATCTTCCTCTTGGGTGCGGGCATGGGTGGTGGGAGCATAGACTCGACGAGTCGCTTCACCTCGAGCTCCGTCAAGTTGGGCTCTGGCTCTGGGGGAGGCTCTTTGGGCTCGTTAACCTCGAATTTGAGTAGAAATGCGTTATTCTCAAACCCCTGAAAGTTAATGAGCTGACCATCCTTGTCGATCCAGCGAATCGTGAGACGTGAAATCTTGGAGATGGGTGTATCAAACTTGATGGACAGTTTGTAGTCTGTCTGCTCCTTGAAGTTTTTCACCCCACCAGACGGTACATCCATCGGAATCATGCCAAAGGTGGATCGAATGGTTGTACCAGCATACGTCTCACTCACCAGAGACTTGGAATCAATCATCCTGACGGACCTCAACTCGTCAATATCCAGAAATACAAACTCATTCGTCGATAGATCCATCACATTTACAGATCTGATGATGCTCCGTGAACCATAAGGCAAGTAAGCTGGGTCGGTTGATGCCACAATCGAACTTTGTACACCCTGAGCGAGTCCAGTCATTCGCAAGATTTCATCCGTCTGAGCCTCGATGGTGAATGGTAGAACATTAGAAAATATCAGCTTGCCTTCATCCTGTGAAAAGTTGACTGATATATTGGAAGCTATACTCAGAGCCGAGGCAAGTCCACAAGCAGAGTAAAAGCCATTCGGTATCGAAATATTGACAGTCGAGTCTATGGTCAGAATATTCGACCCATTTGTTAGGTTGTAAATTGAGTTGGGGACTTTGGCTGCTATAAGTTCGACACCTGTAATTTGCTGTACTGGAGTTGTAAGATGAAGCGTATAAGAATTCCCGTGTGGATATTGTACCGTGTCACGATTCGTTGAATCTGCATGAACGTAAAACATCTTCTACTTGTAATATAGAAGATGTTTGACAGCATTTCGAACGGAGGCTGCTGCAAGGGGTCTACTATTGTAGTATCGACAGGGCAGCTCGTGTTTAGTGGAGATGGAGCTGGTCTATCAAATCTCAACGCCTCTAATCTTTCATCTGGCACTCTCTTGTCTGCGCGTCTACCAGTTAGTGGTGTGACACCGGGGATGTATGGTGATGCCGTGACAGTTGCCCAAGTCACAATCGACCAGTATGGAAGAGTAACCTCGGCTTCGAATGTCGCCATCCCTGGCATCAGCACATTCGACAGTATCACCTCCAACTCCGTTCAGACGTCCAACATATTTGGTAGGACGGCGACTCTGACAGGAATCACAGGTCTTACTACTCTCACAGTCACAGGTAACATAATTTGCACAAATCTCACAGTGACCGGAGGTATAGTCACTGGAAGAACTACAAGCTATGGTGCCCTATCAACAGATGTATATATAGGAGTAAATGGTGCAGGTGTAACTGTGACACTCCCACTAGGATCAAGTCTCCCAGCAGGCAAGACTTTCATCATAAAGGATGAAGGAGGAACAGCTGGTACATCAGCAATTACAATTTCGACAACGAGCCCAAATCTATGTGACGGCTCAGCCTCAGTTACCATGAATAGAAACTACATGGCACTCCAAATCCTGTGGACCGGGACTGTTTGGAGTATAATTTAGTATATAGATGTATTAGAGATGACATACATACCAGCTCTGAATTCGCTCGTGTCCACAGCCAACTCTACAATTGCACCTCTCGCGGGTGGTGCTACATTTACAGGTACACCAGAGGAGGTGAGCCAATACGCATCAATCAGCGTGAGTTACTATATTCAGCCACCGACCGCGACAGGTAACATCATGGTTCAATTTTCCAATACTAGTTCCCCATCCAACTGGATAGCTATATCAAACGTGGTTTCGCCAGTGGATAGTACAACTTCAAACGGCTTCACACTCGATACAACAACATCGTGCCAGTACTTTCGAGTAGTGTACAAAAATGACTCGAATGCCCAGACTTCATTCACCATTCAGACTATTTTCCATCCACAGGCTCGCATCGCAGTGAAGACGAACCGACTTGCCGAAATTATGACTGATTACACGGATTGTGTGGATACTCGGTCATTCGTTTGGGGTAAGACACTTGGGGGTGGTAAATATGAGCAAGTAGCAACAAACGGAGACAATTCACTTGTTGTTACTATGATTGAGCCGCGAACTGCCTTCGGTTCTCTAGATGTTTCACAAGATACACCAACATGCCAAGTGGACTTTATATATGGTATCAACAACAACCTCGCAAGTAATACACTAGCAAATGGTGGTCAGGTTGGTTGGTTCAACGGAATGGCGAATGTCACTACTGCGGCTACTCTGAGCAGCTCAGCGACTCTGACATCCGTGAGATATTTGAGATATCGCACCGGGCAGGGTGTCAAGGCTCGATTCACTGGGATGTTTACACCTGGTGTGGCGGGGAACACTCAACTGGTGGGAATTGGAGATGGGACAGTTGATGGATTGTTCTTTGGATTCAACGGAACATCATTCGGTATATTGTACAGAAGCCATTCAGTTGATACATGGTATCCACAAACCACATGGAACATAGACAAGCAGAATGGTGCCGGAACAGCCTCTGGTCAGACTATAGATCCCACAAAACTCAACGTCTTCCAAATCAAATTCCAGTATTTGGGTGGTGGGAATATGTTTTTTTATGTACTCAACTCTCAGACAGGTAGATTCGATCTTGTACACATTATTCGAAATGCAAATACGGCAACTCAACCAAACTTTCGCAACCCATCTATGAATTTCATCATGGCATCATACAATAGCGCTGCATCAACAGCAGTCTGCAAGGTTTCAACTGCGTCGGTTGCACTATTTGTAGAGGGTATAAGAACCTTTCTCGGGCCACTCCAGTCTGAAGATGCATATCTTACAGCTATACCAAATACTACTCTAACCTCGGCTCTCGCCATTAGAAATGCAACCAGTCTTAATGGAATAGCTAACCGAGCATTTGTTCACCTTCGATCATTGTCTGTCGCCATCAATGGTGGAAACACTTCTACGATTGTCATCTTGCGGCTTATTAAAAACTACTCAGTTGGTCCTTCCGTATTTGTCCCATTAGATGGAACAAGTGTTGATCAGGGTGTGACAATTACTGGAGGGAACTCGTGTGTATCCAGTAATGTGCAGGCTCCCACATCATACGTAACAATATCAGGTGGAAAACATATATTTTCGACTGTTGTTTCGGCAACCTCGATAGCCGTAGTGGATTTGACACCATATGATATATCTATCTTCCCGGGTGAAACTGTTTCATTCGCCGCCTTTGGAACAGGTTCAACACCACTCGTCGGTGTTACAGCAGTATGGAACGAAGACATCTAGGTGCTCTTCTTCATGAAAGAAATTACGAGTAAACCCAGGAGAAGTACTACACAAACTGCAATGATAATCATTCTTCTCTGATCGGGGCCCTTGTCAATTTCGACAGGTGAGGGGAGACCCTCGGGACGTTCCAGTGTCACTGGAGTCTCATCACATATGAGCCTGAGAAGAAACGAGTTTTGCTCGACTCCATTGAATGCCAGTAGATTCCCGTATGCATCCTGCCACCGAACAGTCAGCTTGGCCACTTTCGGGATTCGCTGAGGAAAGTCGGCGCTCATATACGTATCAGAATTCGAGTCATACACCTTGAACTTGCCTGGATCCACATCCATGGGGAACATGGCGAAAACTCGCTCGACTCCTGGTGAATCGGTGGTCTGCCGAACGATAGTATTACCTGAAGGTGTTGTGGATGTCACCGTCACCATCTTTCGAGCATCGTGAGTTCTGGTTGTCCTGAACTCTTCGATATCCAGAAACACAAACTCATCGGTGGCTGTATTGATAACATTTGATGACTTGATGAGGTACTTTCCGCTAAAAACGGTATTGTTTGCATATTCAGGGAAGGTTGAAGCTGCAGCCGAGTTCAGAGTTCCAGTGATACCCGTCAGCCTTGTCGCCTCGGCTGTGAGTGGGGTCAGTGAAAAGGTTGAGTCTGTCGAAATGAACAGGAGCTTCCCCTCTGCGGGCAGAACATTCGTTGTCAGTGTTGGTATATTCTTTGAAACAGTCAGAGTGTTCGAAAGCTGATCAGCAGAATAGAAGCCGGGTGGCAAGTAGAGATTGGATGTTGATACGGCATTGCTATAGCGCAAGAAACGGGGGGTGTTGAGATTGTACATTGTGTTTGGGACCTTTGCAAACATGAGTTCTACACGTGATACATTCCGTATGGGTGTTACCAAGTTTAGAACGTAGTTGTTCCCGGAGGGGTACAACGAGGTGTCTCGATTTCTGGAGTCTACATACAGGAGATACTCCATCTACTATCTGAATCTAAAACTTCTCCAGCAGTCCGCCGCCGATGCCGCTGTCGATGCTGTACTCACTCATCTGCTTACGGACCAGGTCCTGGTCGCCGCAGATGCCACCTGGGGTCAGACCCATTGACATTGCCGATGTGCTGGAGAGCATGCCTGGGGTGCACTCCATCTTGTAGGGCAGGCTGAACAGGTCACCCTCCTGACTGTACTTGCCACCGAGGTCAACTGGACGCAGCCGGCGCTGATCAAGCAGAGAGCTCTTCTTACCCATCAGCTTTGACAGGAACCAAAGAGCCAGCAGAGCAACAAAAAGGTAGGTAGCCATCTGGCGCTGGTTACGATTGAGGAAAGCCATTTGTTAGTAGTCGACATTATTTTTGCGTTAAAGCCAGTCGCTTCATTTCTTATAAAGTGTCAGATGGCTGACGTAGTTGTTACTAAGGATACTGGGCTGACGATGGAACTGGATGCTAATGAGAGGGCCCTGCTGGATGAGATTGACATCCAGCGCACGATCCCTCTTCCAAAGCCTCCTATGAGAAAGCCGCCACCATACCGCCCCCCCC